AAGAGAATGTGATTGTAAAGATGGAAACTGCGAAGACAAAAAGACCAAACGCGGCAAAGATAGCCGCAGAGGTAATAAAGGAGTTTGAGGGTTTATCTTGCAAGCCGTATCTGTGTCCGGCTAACGTGCCGACCATCGGCTACGGAAGCACCATGTACACTAATGGCGAAAGGGTTACAATGGATGACCCTGAGATAACCGAAGAACAAGCTACGGAGATGCTACTCGACACGATTAAAAGCGTTGAAAAGCAAGTGAAAAACGTGCTGGAGGTCAAACTTCCAGCGCATAAGTTAGCTGCTCTAATTTCGTTCACGTACAACGTAGGCATCGGAAACTTTGCTAACTCTACTCTGTTGGCGTGGATAAATTCAAACCCTGAGTTTGCTCGGATTCCTGAGCAGTTCAGAAGGTGGAACAAAGGCGGAGGTCGGGTGCTGAATGGTTTACTTAGAAGAAGAGAAGCGGAGGTCGCTCTATGGATTGGCGAGGGCAGTTAATTACAGTTGTTCTTGCGTTCATCTTGGGCGTTATCGTTGCTTGGAAAGGCTGCAACTCACAAGGCTGTGAGTCACAAACTACTTACATTGACCGACCTGTTCCGAAAATCGAATACGTTGACCGATGGAAGGTCGACACAGTTAGATTCGTCCGCAGAGAACTCATTACTCGTTATGATACTATCTACTCCGAAAAGATAGTTACTCGTTTAGATACGTTGTTATTGATAGATACAGTTAGCATAGTTCAAACGTGGCTAACAGAGGTTGCTAATTACGACACGACTATCAGCGATGTTCGGGTGAAGTGGTCAAATTATCAGAACAGAACCGAGAACCTGACCGTCCAGTACAAAAGAAAAGAACAGAAGTTCAGCGTTGGAGTTCATGGCTTGGTCGGAGTTCAAACTGATTTCATCCAAAAAACAAAGCCGATGTTAGGGGTTGGTTTGCATGGGTCGATAAAAAAAACGTACATTAGCGCAAACTACGGCTTCAATAGTCAGCATTATATAGGTGTTGGCGTTGGTCGAAACATAATCAGTAGATGAACTACTATTACTACCAAGATGAGGCGGTTCGCACAGAGATAGACGAACTACTTCAGCAAAATGCCACAATACAATCCAACTTAGGCACAGACTCCACAACCGAAGAACGGGCAGAAGCCAAACGGCAATGGATGGAACTGGCAAAGAAGATAAACGAAATCGACCCGAAATTCTATCGGGAACGAATAATGGCTCAGCACAGATGAAAGGAGAAATCGTAAAAGAGTATTTAGAGCATCCTGAATGGGGAACGCTTCCGAGTTTAACGCTTGCACGTTTGATTTATAAAGACAACGTGGAGGTCTTTAAAGACGTGGATGATGTACGTGGGAAGATACGTTACTATCGCGGTCAGCGAGGCAAGGCACAACGGCACAGGGCAACGCACAAGGCAGAGCCAGCAGAACACGCTAAAGCGTTAGGAGTTGCTAACCCGTTCGGGCTACCCGAATCAGACGAAGAAGAGTGGGAGCCGTTTGTTCTTCCTGAAGGCAACAACCGCATCCTTTTACTGTCTGACATTCACGTACCTTATCATAACATCCAAGCACTAACGAAAGCAATTGAGTACGGCAAAGAGAAGAAGGTTAATGCTGTGGTTTTGAATGGCGACACGTTGGACTGCTATGCCTTGAGCAGATACGAGAAAGACCCACGAAAAAGAGGCTTCGCTGCTGAACTTGAAGCTTGTCGGCAACTGCTCGGCATTCTTAAAAGAGAATTTGACTGCCCTATCTACTTCAAGCTGGGCAACCATGAGGAACGCTACGAGGCATACCTTAGAACCAAAGCACCTGAGTTACTTGGCACTTCGGAGTTCACCTTAGACACTTTACTGAAGTTCGGAGAGTATGGCGTTACGTTGATTCAAGACAAGCGAATAATAAAAGCTGGCAAGCTGAACATCTTACACGGTCACGAGTTCGGGCGGTCGGTTTTTAGCCCGGTCAATCCAGCGAGGGGGTACTATATGAGAGCCAAAGCTTCCGTTATCTGTGGGCACAATCATCAGACTTCGGAACATACCGAGAACAACTTGGAAGGCAAGATAGTAACCACATGGTCGACTGGTTGCTTATGCGAAATGAACCCGATGTATATGCCAATAAATAAGTGGAATCATGGCTTCGCTTTCGTGCAGATTTCAGAAGGTGGAGACTTCGAAGTGGACAACCTCCGCATCATCAACGGGAAGATTAGATGATAGTCTTTCTTTTAACGTCTATTCTGTTTCTAATTCTATTGCTGGTCGGTCTGCTGGTGTACATTCTTTACGCGGTCCGGGCAATCATCGACACTCAAGAGGTAATCTTCGATGCGGCTGTCAACGCGGAGGAGATGTACAACGAAATCCAAATGAACCAAGAGGCTATTATGAACGCCTATTCTCGACAGAATTGAGCACGAATTGAAAATATTTTCACTTTTTTTGGTCTAACTATTGTGATTATTCAAAAGAATAGTTTTATATTTGGTGCATCATTAACGGGGTAACCCACTAAAAAGAGAAAAATGAACAATTCAGAAGTAGTAAAAGTGTGGAACAAGCTGACCAACTCAGAGAAGCTGGAGGTAATCGAGCAAGGAATCGACTGCTGTTCAGTATCAGAAGGCAGTTTGTTCGTAAGAGCATACAGAGATGGTAGCGTTTGCGCTTACATCCAAACCAAACCCGATAACCACTTGATGGCTGAGGCGGTTAGCCAAGACACATTGGCAACTCTATTTGATGCTGACCATGACTTCGAGGAAGAAGATGCAGAGGTAATTCTAAACTGGATGAACGAGCAGCTATGAACCACTTACAATTCGAACTAACCATGTCTAACGAGCAAATACCAGCGTTTATTCGGTTGGTTGCTCGAAAAGCACTCAACGACCTACGTAATGGCGGAGGAACTACTCATGTTGAGCCGTTCATCTTTTGGCAACTGATAAAACACTCAGGAGCGAAAGCGGTCAAGTCAGGACTTTACACCTTCGTCCGGGTGGTCAACGATGAGAATTTTGTTGACATTCAAACTTTAAATTCGTAAATTCAATTTTTATTAATCATCAAAAAACAGAACGATGACAGAAACACAGAAAGAGAGGTTACAACACCTCGCAAAAGAGAACGGTCTGACAAAAGACCACTTCTTCAAAAGCCCGCAAGGGTTCGTAATCATAACCCGACAAGGCATCGAGCGCATCCAAGCGCACAAGGGCATACGAGTTAGGTATGAAATGGTACACTTGACAGATGACTGCAAGTTCGTGGTAATCAAAGCAATTGGAGAAATGTCCAACGGCAACGGTCTGCCAGTTCAAATGGAAACCTTCGGGGAATCGGCACCAGCGAACACGCGCCAAACCTACCCAGTAGCAATGGCGGAGAAACGCGCACTATCAAGAGTAGTGTTAAAACTGTCAGGGCTTTACGAAGTAGGCGTTTTCGGGGAAGATGAATCTGATGACTTTAAAAGAGCGTAAGATGGAAGATATATTCGAAGCAATCAGCGACACTCAGCAACGCTCAGAGGAATGGCACGCGCAAAGGTTAGGGAAGTTCACAGCTTCCCGCTTTGGCGACCTAATGACCAACGGGCGAAAGAAAGACGAAGTTCTTGGACAGACGGCAATCTCCTACATCTATGAGAAGACTGCGGAACTCCTGACCGGGCAAAGAACCGAAATCTTCGGCAAGGCGTTAGATTGGGGCAACGAGTACGAGCCAATATGCAAGGCATACTATTCAGAACTCAGGGGCGTAACCATTGAAGAGATGCCGTTCGTTGAGATTAACGAATACTCAGGAGCAAGTCCTGACGGTATGGTGGATGGCGAACTCATCGAAATTAAATGCCCGTACAACACCGCGAACCATCTCAAGACCGCCTTTGAGGGTTACATTGACCCGAAGTATATGTGGCAGATGCAAGGGCAGATGCTGGCTACTGGAGCGTTAGCTTGTCGGTTCATTAGCTTCGACCCACGCATCCATGACGAACGCTTCAAACTGATTGAAATCAGAGTCGAAGCAGACCTTGAGATGCAAGAACAACTCCGCGAACGATTGGCGTTTGCAAATGATTATCTTCGTAACCTTTTAAACATCAAATAATGGAAAACAAAGTAGTATTCGTGGATGGTTTGAACGTCTACACACCAAATTCAAACGCTCCTGACTGGGTCAAAGCGGACATGGTTCTGAACCCGACCAAGCTAATCAAGTGGCTACAGGATAACGACCAGTACCTAAAAGAAGGAAAGCATGGTCTTGAGGTTCGACTACAAGTAAAGCAGTCAGCACAAGGTAAACTCTACGCTTCAGTTGACACCTACGAGCCGAAACTTAAGGAAGAGGTAACCGCCAAAGCCGTAACCGTAGACGATGGCGACCTCCCGTTCTA